GTTTTTAAAAGAGAAGACACTTTAAATAAAAAACGTGAATATAACTATGATTTTAATAAAAAAGGTAGCGGATGGCAATTAGCTAAAGAAAAACTTGCTGCTGCAAAAAATTGTGCTTTAAATACTGGTGGTGGTGGAGGTGGAGGAAATACAGCGGTCACCCCTACACCAGAATCTGTAAAAAAAGCTCAAAACTTTAATCCTTATCCTCACATATCTACACGACATTTTGCGGGAAGAATAGATGATGAAGCTACTATGTATGAAAATGCAAATAAATATGATCAGTTAGCTTCTTTTTACGTAGACCCTGAAGTAATTGATTTACCAGATAAAAAACAAGCTGAACTTGCAAGTACTAATGCAGCTAATTTAGACAAACTTTGGGGATTTAGGTTTTTATTTAACCCCCAATACATAAGTATTAATATGAGTTCAAACAATCAAGTTGATTGGACTCGCCCTAACGAAAATAACGCTGCGCTGGTAGCTTCAGGTATTGGTGGAACTATTTCAGTAAACATTCTTTTAGATAGAGTAGCTGATATGGCTACTATGAAACAATGGAAGGCAAATGGCGGAGGGTCTATGCCACAGGGTAACTACCCGGTAGCAATGGATGCTGAGCAATGTGCTGGTATTTTACATAGAGGCACTGAATACGATCTTGAGTATCTTTTTAGAGTTTTAAACGGAAACCCTCAAAAAGTAATTTTAATGGGCGAATCTCCAAAAGATGGTTTAGAACTACTTAGCGCAAATATGGGTTATATAACTCAATTGCCATTTATATTTAAAATTTCTGATAGACAGCGATACAAAGTAATTATGCAAAGTATTAGCGTAGAACACAGCATGTTTACTAGAGATATGATACCTATTAGATCCGTAGTTCAAATAAGCCTTGAGCGTCTTCCAGATCTTGCAAGCGGAACATTTAAGAAGTTTAAAGAAGCAGAAAGAATAAATAAAGTTACTACTGTTCTTGCTGCACAAAATGAAGCTCTTAGAACAGCGGGAAGGGATAGGTAATGGCCGTATATAGAGACTCTCGTTACGATGACGGAGACGCACAGCAAATAAAAAACAAAACTACGGGAGCGTATGCTTGGACAGTTTACCGAGAATTTCCAACATCTAGGCTTATTACTTATATTGATTACACTTGGGTAGATGGAGATAGGTTAGATTACCTAGCTGCGGTTTACTTAAGGGATTCTACTTTGTGGTGGCAGATACTAGACATAAATCCAAGTCTTCCAGACGCTTTAGAGATAGCTCCTGGAACTATTATTAGAGTTCCTAGGGGGTAACGTGGCTACTGCACTGTCTAAGAAAAACTTAGTTAAAACTCCTATAGAGCGTTTTCCTACTAGATCTGTAACTTTTCCCTTAACGCCTTCTTTTGATTTAGTTTTTTTAACTGCTAAATTAGACCAACAATTTAATTCTCACGACATCCTTACTATAAAATACGCTGGAAAAATAGAAGGCACTGTAAATTTTATTGGTTCTGGAGATCCAGTTGAATTTGAGTATTCTGGGGCGGGATCTACAAAAAATTGGGTTGGGTATGTTCACAAAGTAATTACTTCTACTGTAGCTGAAAATGTGACTACAATTGTATGCATCTCTCCTACATATCTTTTAAAAACTACCCGACAAAAAATTTACAAAAAAGTGACTGCGGATCAAATTGTTCAAAAAGTATGCAAACAATATGGATTAAAAGCAGTTACTCAACGTCACCCTAGAGTATTTTCAAGTATTTCGCAAGCCGGACAAAGCGATTGGCAATTATTAAGAAGATTGGCTAAGCAAACTGGTTTTGGGTTAAAAATTACGGGAACTACCGTTTATTTTATGTCAAAAGATAAGTTAAGTTCAGCTAGTGCTGATAGAGCACCTTACTTTTTTAAAGAAAACGCAGCACCTACTGTACGTACTATTGCTTCTATGGGAACTCTTGTAGAGTTTACACCAGACATATCTGACGAAGCTCCAGATATGGTTGGAGCTACCGTAGACAGAGTAGTAAGCGGATTACATGCAACTAATGATAAAACTATTGCAACTAAGCATAAAATTACCCCTCAAAAAAAGAAAACTAAAGGTGTAGTAACTCCTAGTAAGAAATTTTTAAAAAAATGACAAATAGCCCCCATAGTAAAACTTCACAAAAAGCAAAATTTGTAAAACATTTGCCCTTTGAGGTAGCCGGAACAATATCCGAGGCAAAATTTATTGCTCAAGATTTAGCAGAAGCTAACCGCTACAACTATCGAGCTACTGCTCTTTTGATGGGAGATCCTAACGTAAACGTTGGTGAATCCATTTATTTAGATAATTTAGATCAAAATATGTCTGGTTATTGGACTGTCTTAGCAATTACTCATTTATTTGGTGGAGGCAGCTATACTTATCAAATGGAAGTATTAGTTGGAACAGACTCTTTAGGTGATGCTAACTCCGCCATTGGAAAGAATCCAGGAAAAAGAGATTTTGAAGCAGAGCTTTCAAATCAATCTTTAAAACCAAAAGGATCTAAGCTAAACAACTACCCTATTGGAGTAAATAACGGAAGAACTGACCTTGGGGTAAAAAATAACAAATCAACTAAAAACATACCTGGTCCTAATGCTAGAGCCCTTGCAACAAAATATTCTCCAAATATATACAAAAATGATGTGCCAGATTTTTCACAAGTAGCTAGACAAGTGACTTGGAAGGCTAAATGATTACAGACGCAGAGTATATGCAAGATCCTCAAGGGAGGGTTAGATTTTTTGGTATTTACGAAGGTCTTGTTAAAGAAATTAACGACCCTTTAAAAAAAGGAAGAATAAAAGTTCAAGTCACGGTTACTGGTCAAGAAGTTACTGATTGGGCAAAAGCCGTACTACCTATCACCCATAACGCAAACCACCCTGACCACCAAGAACATACGGCTGCTCAAATTGCTGCCCTACTAACAACCTCGTCTACCTCAATTACTTCTGGGGCTGCTTCAGGGGGCACAGCCCATACCCACCCAATAACTGTCCCAGCGTTAACCGTGGTGGCAAAAGCAGGCGCTGGTACCCTTAAACATCCACATAAAACTGCGGTAGATGCAACAAAAAAGTGGAATGGTTCAGACGCTAAAACAGCAATGTTTAACGACGCGACCAGCACGGATGAACACACCCCACACCGGTATGTGCCAACTGTAGGTCAACGGGTGTGGATTATGTTTGTTGCAGGCTTACTTGAAGAACCAGTATGGATAGGAGTACAAGGATGAAAGCAATTTCTTTTCCGTTTACTTTAGATCCATTTGGTAAAACAACTAGCACAACCACCCAAACAAAAATTTATCAAGATAGGGTTTTAACACTGCTTTCTACAGCAATTGGTGAGCGCCCTATGCGCCCTACATACGGTACAAACGTAGCACTTGCAATGTTTGAAAATCAAGGAAATGTAGATAAGGCAATTAATGATGCAATTCGCTCATCAATATCTAAGTGGATCCCAGAGCTAACAGTTAATAATATTAACATAGTGGGGTTTTTAGATACTGGGGCAGTAACAGTTGAGCTTAACGTAACTCTCCCCGATTTTACTGAAGATAGCATTACTGTTGTAACTACCACTTTAAATCCAGACGCGACTACCACGAGGTGATAAAAAATGGCTAATGAAGTACCCTCACAAATAGACTACACGTCTAGAGACTATCAATCCCTGTTAGAAGATTTAACGAGCTTAGTAAACGTTAGAACAAACTATGCTTGGACTGCTAGTGACCCAAACGATTTGGGAACAGTCCTTTTAGAATCTTTTGCGTATATGGGTGACATTATGTCCTACTACATAGACCGCGTAGCCAATGAGCTTACTGTAGATACTGCTGCCCGCAGAAAAACTTTAATTGATCTTGGAAAATTATACGGTTATAGAGTTTCAGGGCCTACTCCTGCTCGCCTTAACGTAGTATTTGAAAACATTAGTGATGGGCCAATTGATATTCCTGTTGGTACTCAGGTACTTGCAACTTTGCTTTATGGAGACTTTACAGAAGTTTATTTTGAAACTACCGCTAGTGCTACACAATTAGCTGCCGGAGATACTGTAACTCTTGCATGTCAAGAAGGAAAAACAGTTAACACTGACCGTCCTGACTTAATTAG